TCCTAAGGTATTAGTTATCCAACCTCAAGCCGCCGCGCATGGAGTTACCTTAACAGCCGCAAACACTGTGGTGTGGTGGGGGCCAACAAGTTCTTTAGAAACTTACCTACAAGCTAACGCTCGTGTACACAGGTCAGGACAAGATCATAAATGTACCGTCGTCCAGCTCCAAGGTTCTCACGCAGAGAAACGTGTTTACGCATTGTTAGATAACAGAATCAACGTACACACAAAAATGATTGATCTTTACAAAGAAATACTTGACTAAAGTATAATAAGTCACTAGAGTAGACATTCCACTACTAAAGGAGATTGTTATGGGTGAGGTAGAAGATGAACCTAACGCGGCTAAATTGACTGAGGTTTATTTAAAGATAAAGACTAGGCGTGCGGAGTTGTCCGCATCATTCAAAGAAGCAGACAGTGCGTTGAGTGAGCAGTTAGATCAGGTAAGGAAGGCGCTACTTGCATACTGTGAGGATCATGGGTTAGAAAGTGTTAGGACACCTGCGGGATTGTTCTATAGATCTGTCAAAACCCGATACTGGACTAGCGATTGGCAATCCATGTATAAATTTGTATTGGAGAATGAAGTACCTGAGTTTTTTGATAAACGTCTCAACCAAGCTAATGTAAGGCAGTACTTAGAAGATAACCCCGACCTAGTACCTAAAGGTCTTAATGTAGATTCAGAATACGCGATAGCGGTGAGGAAAAAGTAATGAGTGAACCATTCGTACCTATTGAGGAGTTGTCAAAACACTTTTCAGTATCAATATCTACCATACGTTCTTGGATACGGCAAAAGCATATACCCAAGAGTGCGTACTTAAAGGTGGGCAACACCTATCGTTTTAGACTTAGCGATGTTACTGAGGCGTTGAAGCCCACTGGTAGTGATGATGTTGGAATGCAAACATCAATAGACAACGTATTAGATGAGGCGTTTGCGGACGAGGATATCTAATGGGGGTAGGCTCTGACCTACGTCGAGTCAGTATACGTGGTAGCAAATTTAACGAGGTAATTAACGGTAAAGAAGTTAGCACGAATACAGATAGTTTTAGGGATGTTGTTATTGTAAATGCGGCTCCGATATCGCGGACATACTACGAGGATGCTTATGACCCCAACAAGGTCGCCTTTCCTTTATGTTGGTCAGCAGATACTCAGAGGCCATCTATAGATGTTCCTGAAGGACAAAAACAATCCGCTCGTTGTATGGATTGTATGAAGAACATACGTGGTTCAGGTAGTAACGGTGGTCGTGCATGTAGGTTCTCACAGCGCCTAGCAATAGTATTTGAGGGACAGTTAGATGAAGTGTATCAACTCCAACTACCTGCTACTTCTATATACGGCAAGGGGCACAGCGGACACATGACCATGCAAGGCTACGTCAAATTCTTATCAGGGCGTAGTGCCAAGGCTACAAACATTCTTACAAGAATGTATTTTGATGAGAGAAGTGTTATACCAAAACTTTATTTTAAACCTATACGTTCTCTTGGAGTTTCGGAGTTGGATACTGTGCAAGAAATTATTAATACCCCAGATACACTTAAAGCTATTTCTTTAGATGTGTCACCAGTAAACAACTTTACCTCTCCGTTCGATACTGTAGATGGGTTTGAACTAGATGCAAACTTAACCTAAGGACTTTTGTTATGAGTTATATTATTGAAAATGTAGAAATACTTTACCCCCGTATTAACCAACCGTACAAGTTTGACCAGACGGCAGGGGACAACGGTAAGAGCGTGCCATGTGATGCATTTGAAGATGGCGCTAAATATGAAACTAAGTTTCGTATGAACAAAGATCAAGCTAAAGCACTATACGTACCAATGGCTGAAGCTTACGCAACGGCTAAAGAAAAGAGTTGGCCTGATAAGATAGACTTTCCTTTTGACAAGCAAGAAGACGGTTCTTTCATAGGTAAAGCAGTACTTAAAGCGGCGTACGGTAAGGATGCTACAGTTAGACCGAAGCAGTACGATGCCAAGAGTAAAGAGTTACCTGAAGATTTCAAATTAACTACTGGAAGTACAGGTAATATAGCAGTAACCTTTTACCCATACTTTATGCGTGACGCAGGTGTGTCTATCCGACTTCGCGCAGTGCAGGTTACTAAGTATCTACCTCTAGAGGCCGCATCACCCTTTAGCGCAGTAGATGGTTTTGAGATAGAAGAAGATGGTAACCCATTTGAAACTGCCCCTGTAGTTAAGGAATCCGCGCCAGAAGTAAGTGACGAGATATTTGAAGACACTCCTGCTCCAGTAAAAGAGCCTACGAAAGTTGTCAAGTCAAAGAAAGCTGTCGCGCCTAAAGAAGCAGATAAAGATTTAGCTTCGATAGTCGAAGAGTGGGACGCTTAATCCCCTCAAAACACGTTACGTAGCTAGGATTTTCCGAAAAGGGTGCGCTTGCACCCCTGCTACACTATCTCTCGGACTTAGGTAGTGAATCATGGATACAAAAACATTTTTACAGAATACGTTGGGCAGGGAAGGTCACTACTGTGTATTTGCATTCCGCACAAAAGATGATCGAAGGGTACAGAAATTCTATCCTTCTATAGATCACATAGTGGATGTAGCACAGAATTTAGACTCGCAGGGGTACGATACTTACTTTGCCCTAGCAACATTTAAAGAACCTAACTCACGTAAAGTTAACAACGTAAACAAACTAAAATCTTTCTTTCTTGACCTTGATTGCGGTGCTACAAAAGATTACCCCGACCAAGACCAAGCCATTAAAGCATTAGGGCAATTTTGTAGGACTCTTTCCCTACCCAAGCCTATGCTAGTTAACTCAGGGCGTGGCGTACATGCCTATTGGTTCTTACATGAAGAAGTATCTGTACTGGACTGGGTTCCTGTAGCAGAACACCTAAAGAAGTTATGTGGTGTTCATAAACTCTTAGCTGATCCCGCAGTCACTGCCGATGCCGCTAGGGTACTACGTATACCAACGACTCATAATTATAAGACCGACCCTCCCTCCCCTGTAAGTTATTTTGCAGGTGATGTGCCTGATACCATAGACTTTGATGTGTTTGCCAGTCTGCTTGGTATGGATACGATACCAGTTCCTGTCAAGATAGATGGCGGACTCAGTGCCTTTAGGGAAGCGTTGATAAAGAATAACGAGAATAAATTTAAGAACATTCTAGATAAGACTAAAGTGGGTGCGGGCTGTGCGCAGATTCGTACAATCGCTATTGACCAAGAGAGTTGTAGTGAACCTTTGTGGAGAGCAGGGTTATCAATAGCTAAGTTTTGCTCTGATGGTAGTAAGGGTGCGCACTTAATATCTAAGAACCATTCGGACTACTCCGCAGAAGGTACCGCAGATAAGCTAGAGAACATTAAAGGGCCATACCTCTGTACTTCTTTTGACGAGTTTAATCCTGATGTATGTACGGATTGTCAGCATTGGGGGAAGATCAAATCTCCTATAGTGCTAGGCCGCACCGTGTCAGAGGCTAGCGAAGAAGATAACACGGTTGAAGTACTTGCAGACTCTGACGACGAGTTTAGTGACTCTACAACCTACACCATCCCTCCATACCCCAAACCCTATTTCAGAGGGGCTAACGGTGGTGTATACCTACGAACAAAAAACTCTGATGGGGACATAGACGAGAAGATCGTATACCACAATGATCTGTATGTGGTGAAACGCATACGTGACCAAGAAGCAGGGGAGTCAATAGTTATGCGGTTGCACCTGCCTAGAGATGGTGTACGAGAATTTACAGTACCTTTAACAGCAGTAACATCTAGGGACGAGTTTAGAAAGCAAATGTCTATGCAAGGTGTTGCTGTAACTAAGATGGACGATATTATGGCTTACACTACAGCATGGGTAAATGAATTACAGGCAACTAACGTAGCAGACGAGGCCCGTAGACAATTTGGATGGACGGGAGATGATTACAAATCTTTTGTAGTAGGGGATAAGGAAGTGTTTGCAGATTCGATAGGGTTTAATCCTCCCTCTATCGCTACAGCAGGGTTGTTTCACTTGTTTGAACCGAAGGGAACCTTAGAGGAATGGAAGCTACTATCTAATTTTTACGATAGAGAAGGTTTTGAATTGCACCAATACATAGTGGGCACGTCTTTTGGCTCCCCTCTAATGGCATTTTGCCCTATATCTTCCGCAGGGTTTCACGTTCATGGTAAAGGTGGTGAAGGTAAGACTACCGCTATGCTCGTAGGGGCATCGGTATGGGCAGAGCCAGAGGGGTTTATTATGGATAAGGTTGATACCCACAGTGCCTTGTTTAACAGGGGTGAGGTCTACAAAAACCTACCAATATACATTGACGAACTGACTAACGCTAAGAGTGAAGACCTATCGCAGATGGTGTATCAGTTGTCTGGTGGTAAGCAAAGGGCTAGGATGTCAGGTGGTAGTAATGTAGAGAGGTTCCGTGGTCTACCGTGGAGTCTGTTGTCTGTAAGCACAGGTAATACAAGTGTTATAGAAAGATTGACTATGATTAAGGATATGCCGAGAGCAGAGGCTCAGAGGATGTTGGAGACTAAGGCAGTAAAGTTGTTTGATGAGTCAAAGACTAAATCACTTACAGATGCGCACCAAAAAAGGGCTAAGAAGGTGTACGGTATTGCAGGTAAGATTTACATACAGTACATACTGAAAAACCTAGAAGAAGTTAAGGCATTACTAGAACGAGTGCAAGCCAAGATAGATAAAGAGGCAGGGCTTACCGCAGAGAATAGGTTTTGGTCAGCGGGTGTAGCCTGTACGTTAACAGGATTAATTATAGCCAAGCGACTAGGACTTGTTAACTACGATATGAAAAAGTTAAAGTTATACGTATTGAAGTTACTTAAAGAGAATATGAATGCTGTTAACGATATGACTTCTCCTGTACACGACACCCTGAACAACTATATCCATGAGCATTGGGGTAGCATACTAAAAATCCAAAGCACTGACGACCTACGTAAAGGACAGGGTAACGGGCTTGATGGTTTAATCATTCCTGAGTTAGACCCTAAAGTCAGGTTGGTAGGTAGGTACGAGACCGATTCCAAGATGGTGTACTTAGTACCTAAGCAACTAAAGCAGTGGTGTGGTAGACAGCAGATAAACTATGGCTCGTTTATACAAGACCTAAAGGAAAAGATGAGCGCCAAGTCGGTAACTATACGTCTGACTAAGGGCACGTCTACTCAGCTACCCCCTACTAGAGTAATAGTCATAGATTGTTCTTCTGTAGATATAGATGAGCCGCAGAATGTTAACGATTTATGATCTTAACCCTGACGGAGTAAAGATAACTGTCAACTGGGATAAAATGGTAATAGGTGCCTCTGTTTTTGTACCCTGTGTAAATACAGAGAAGGCACACAAACAAGTTAGAGAGATATTTAATATTAAATTTTGGTCTTTTGAGTTTAGAGTAAGAACTGAGAACGAGAAACTAGGTGTGCGTATATGGCGTACTCTATGATATAGTGCCTATAGTTCAGATTTACTCCCCCACTCCCTGCTCGTTGCCGAGGCGACAGGGAGTTTTTTAATTCTATTCTATTACAACCGCCTCTCCCCAATTAATCGAGTTTCTATACGAGTTTAGTCTAGCTTGTCTATTCGCCTCAAACATAGGGTTATAGGTAATACCACCCTGCATTTTCATAGTTTCAGCCGCATGAGAGTCTTGAGAGGCTAGAAAAGCTTCAAAAGTTATTCCCGCAGCAGGATGTTTTAAGTTAAATTCCTCTATGTCTTCTACTACTTCAACTAACTTGTCTATATCACCCATTATAGAAGCGGTGTAATACTTCCTGTTCAATTTTTGCCGTTGGGATGTAAGTTCTTTTGTTATGCGATTTTCTTGCATGGTTTGTTCTTGTTGTAAGGTGTAGCGTGTAGAAGGAAAACCTACCACCCTTGCAAAATCTTCTCCCCACGTAATGTCTTGTAGTATCTCTTGGCCTCTACGAGTTCTTTTGCCGTCTTCAATATAGTTTTCTCTGTAGACTTTAAGAAAGTTAGTTATGCCTTGGGGTAACGCTGACTCAAAACCACGACGGTAATTACCCTCTGCAAAATCGTCGTAGGAACGTATAAATCTTTTTCCCGTGCTCCATGCAGGGCCACCTAGATTTCTT